ATATTTGTCTGATTCGGGGGGGTCTGGTCTGGAGTATCTTGACCTTGAGGATTTTCTTTTGATAATTTCTGTTTATATGCTTCTAACTCCTCAAAATATTTATCTCTAACTGTTTTAAAAACCTCTTCCGGTGATTTTCCTTTTAAATCATCAGGTAGAGAATTATCAGGAGGGTCTTTCTCCTGTTTAGCCCCCGGAAGGTCATCCGGGAGTCCTGCAAAAACCGACTTTGGTTCTGACATTTTATGTCCTCCGTTTATTTAATTTATCTGACGCTACTTTTGTCAGATATTCGGGAAGATTAAGAAAATAGTCTATTTCTTTAATCTCACCTTGCAATTTCATAATAGCACTAAATTCTTGTATTGTCAAGAGTTGCGCTATTTTAGCTTGGCGGCGTTGTTGAAGTTGATGAAGGAGTATTTTCCATAGCGGGTTGACTTCTGCCTCCTTGCATATCTTGTGTTGGTACTCCCATGCCTGTCTGTCCATTAATTACTCCTTGTAAATTATTCATTTGTGCTACCATCTGATTTTGTATTCCTAAAAGCTGTTCAATATCAGGAACAAAAGTTTCTGGGTCTCTAAAATCAAATGCCTCTAAAATGCGCTCCATTAACTTACTTCCTGCTTGAGCACCCTGAATTGCAAGATTTTTAACGGGTTCAGGTGCTTGAGGATTAGCCGCTACGCTAAATGCTTGCATAATAGTTGTGTAAAACTGTTGCATAACTCCCATTAAAGTTAATAGTGCCTGTTTTTCTAAATCTTTATTTGTTGTTTCAGAAGTTGCTGGGACCTCTACTAATACATGTTGTCGGGAATACTCATCTGGCAATGAAAAGTATTTTTGGATATATTGTTTTTCAGTTTCAGAAAACATTTCATACATTAAATTATTAGGGTCAGAAAATTGTTGATAAAGAGCAATAAGCTGATGGGCTATATCCACAAGAGTATCACGAATTCCATTCTCAAACATCATAAAACGCTTATTTCCTTCTTTAATTAAAGCAAGTGTAGATGTGGCAGTCGCCCTGCTACCAATGGCGGATGACTCTCTTCCAACAGTATAATCCGAAATCCCTGTCCTTCGTTCTCCGTAAACTTCTGTGTGCATTTCCTCCCGTAATAATGAAGGGTAAATATCTCCTAACTGTTCTCCCGTAATATCGTCCATTTCATCTACATCAATAAAACATCCCGGGTAAATTTCATCAATTCCAATAATGGCACCTTTTTTACGTTTCCACATTCGGGTATTAGCAATAGTTGCATTATCAAGACGTTGATTATGAATAGTGCTTAATTCATTTTGGATATCTTCAAGCATTTGACAAATACCAATCCCGAGAAATCTTCCTTCTCTTGGCATATTCCAAATAACATGAAAGGGGCGTTCCTGATGTTTATAAAAATTATAAACAGCTCTTAAAATAGTACGGGTTGGAATATGAATATCAACAACCAATTCTTCTGGTACACCATCTCCATCTATATCATAGGAACACCATACTTCGTATAATTGATAATCAGTGTATTGGGAGACAGTTATTTTTTCCATTGTCTGGGATTCCTCTTCATGTACTGTAGGTGTAGAACGTGTCTCATTAAGGATATTGTCAACATTTTGGAATACTCCCGAATATTCACGTTCTTTTAAATCCTTTTTTGTAATTGTAAATCGTTGTGCAACCCATGTACATTTTTGAATATCTTTACTGGAATAAGCGTCCGGGGAAACAAGAAAATCTTCAATACGAATATTTTCCCAGACGGGATTGTCATACAATAAAACAGGCTCATTTACAAGAGCACCTGAAGCGTCCTTATAAATAACCTTACGAAAACGCCGCTCCCATACTAACTTCATAACTCCTGTACCATACTTTAAAGTGCCTAAAATCCAGTCTCCAACATATTTACGCATTTTCAATACAGATTTACCAACCCAATTAAGCCAAACCGTCAATGGTTCAATAACCTCTGCCCACGCCGGAGATTTTGCAGTAGGAAGCCACATCTGTTTAGACGCAAAAATAGCATTCATTATACGGGCATATTCAGCGTCTACACTAATAGATGTAATCGGTACAATTAAATTGGCCGCTCCATCCCACGGGAAAGTCTTACGTGAAATTGTAGGAATGGCTTCATATTGTCTATCCCAATCTGTAATTTGCTGTTCAAAATCTGCTCTATCACTTTCAGCACGAGTAATTTCACCAATTAGCCAACTACTCAAATCATCAAGAACACCTTGTTCAACATCTATCTGTGCCTCTGGACCTTGCCCAATAGCTGTCTCATTAATCATTTCTTTTTCCTCCGAGACCGTACATATCTACCCTTTCGTTTTGTTTTAGATTTATTTTGATACTTACTTTTACCTGCTTCTTTTAGTGCAATAGCAATTGCCTGTTTCTGTGGATGGCCTGCCTTACGAAGCTCTTTAATATTTTCTGAAATTACCTTTCTGGATGAACCTTTTTTTAATGGCATTAATATCCTCCTCTGCCAACAAGAGCAAGTCTTGCATGTTTTCGTTTTTTATATTCAGCCTTAACTACTTCTGCCCTTTCCTCTGGAATCATTTTTCGTATTTGCTGTATTGCATAGGCAAAAGCGTCAAGAGTGTCATTTTGTCCCGTTGGGAAATCTGCAAATTCTTCCACAAACTTATCATGTCCGGGGCGTACACAAATAAGTTTCTCATTTGCATAACCTCCAACCAGTGTCCTAATACGAACAACTTTACTCTTTCGTCCTGTCCCACGAACGGGGTCTAATCTGAAATAAAAATCCATCTTTTTACATAACATATTGTAAATTGTTATAATTGCACCGTGAGCACCATAAGCCTCAACATATCCTCGGCGTGCATAATTATACCATTTTTGAGCCATTTTTAAAAATGCTTCTGCTATCTGTAATTCTGGATTTTCTCCCACTGCTCTACCCCACCATAAGTCTAAAAGAAATACATATCCAGAGGGGTGGATACCAACAGTTGTAATAGCATTATTACTTCGAGTAGTATTGGAACGTCTAACCATTTTTACAATATTTTTATCAATATCACCAGAAGCCGCCGTATCCATAGTTATAACTATATCCATATCCTTTATACGGTACTGCTTTCCATTCATTACTGCAACGGGCTCACCATTTATTTCCTTTAGTAAGAAATAATTAAGCCAATCTACGTTAAAATCCACAACACTTTTATCTGACGGGTTATTTCTATACTGCGAAGCATAAAGAAGGTAATTATGTTCCCGGAGTTTTCGTAAAAAATCTAAAGAAATACGTTCTGGGAAAAATGCTGTTCCATCAGGATTGATACTATCATAATACTGAACTTCATATTCAGGGTCTTTCATTTTATAATAATATAAATCCCTATTTCCCCACCGAGTACCGTACATACGTTCAAGTCCTTTTTCAGGCTCTTTTAAAAGAGAAACAGAATAGTCATCCCACGATATAGCCTCCTCCATAATAGCTTCGGAAAACATTGCTTCCCGTCCAATTAAGTCATCTTTAATTATTCCTCCAACATGTTTAGATTCTGGACTTCCCCCAACACCAATTGCCTGTATTGAAGGCGTACTGGATAGAACTGTGCTCATTGGGAATTTCATTTTTTTAGAACTCCACGGTCCAAATCTATCCCCTGGCTTTATAGCTCTTGGCCAAAGCCAATTTACAAGCTCATTACTCCCGTCAATGTGCAATTCTATTTCTAATAAAAAACGTTCTGCATTTTCAGCGGCTTGATTAACAATTAACCATGTAAAATTAGGGTCTTTCGTGAGTAGTACCCATAAAGGGAAAGCAATAGTACCAATAGTTGTTTTAAAGCAACCCCGGGGGAGGATAGTTAGAAGTTTACGAATACTCATATCCTGAATCTTATCTGCAATAGGTTTATGTGTTCGTTTTGTTAAGTCTTTATAGCCGAGAACCCCTTTAGTAAAGAAGTATAACGATTGTCCGGCAATTTTTTTGAGAAATTCTTTAAGCTCTTTATCTCCAATATCACTTTTTGATATTCCACCAGAATCCCACAATTGTCGCACTTCATTCCATATTGGGTCGGCCGCATTAAGTGATGACACTTTGGACATTTATATCTATTCTCCACCTAACAAATCCTTTAAAGTATTATTAAGCAACACCATTTTTTCTGCACTAATATTAATTATTGGCCCTGTATTATTTTTCTTACCTTCTGCTCTGTCAATAATACTTGTTGCAACATTAGCAACAATTTTCTCATTCCGTGAGTTTTTCATAATACGTAAAAGTTGTTTTTTAGCTTCTGGGACTAATGATTTGAAATAATCCTGTGTTTCTGGCGTGTTTACTGTAAGGATTTTATCATTATTGCTTGCAATCTCATTCACATTAATATATTATAACAATATAATCTAATTGTCAAGGAGTACAAAATGTTAGAAAAATTGATGAAAGAATATATACATACATTACCAATTGAACATCAATTAATTTACATTGTGAATCTACTCTGGCGTTCTCCATATTCATGGGGGCATGAAATGCTTGGACAAGTTGATTGTTCTGGTACAATTAGTTGGGGATTATACTTATTAGGGTACGATGTTAGAATAACAGCAGATGACATGTATAAAGAGATAACAGACAAACATTACGGTGCTCCAAAAGCTGGAAATCTATTATTTTTCTGGCAACCAGATAGAAGCAAAATACGCCATGTTGCCCTTTTTATAGAAGACGACATTGTGCTTAATGCACAGAGTAGGGCCACGTTTAGAAGATGGGAAAGATTAATAGCAGAACGACAAGACCAACTATTTGAAATTAGAAAAATAAACTGGAATAAAGTATTAACTTTATCTAACAACCGAAAAGCCTATGGTATAGACGAGAAATTACATGCACTTTTCGGGCTTTTTGCATAAAGGAGGGCAAAATGCTTATAAAATTAGGAGACTTTAGTTTTGAGGGAGAACAATTCCTTGCTGGGGGAGTTATAAAAAAA